TCCTGCCTTGTAAGGCTCGCGGGCTTAGAAGTAGAAATTCCTTCATCACCGCCGGTGGGGAATTGCGCCCCGCCCCGAAGATAGACCTATAAAATTTTTAGTTTCCTTTCGTTTCCGAAAGGTGCATTAAGTAGCTTTGTATCAGTATTTTATTCGTATAGGTGATTTAATGTGTTTCCACTAATCCCCTTGAAAACTCGCTTTTCCTACCAAGTTTCCTACCAAAAACCTACCGTTTCTCCACCACTTAATTTATTTGATTTTATCATGCAACTAAAAAAAAGCAAGAAATAAATTTCCTGCTTTAATCCATTTTTTCATTTCCTTCCATCCAATTAAAAAAGACATGCTTTGGTATTTTATAATTCCTACCGACCTTTAGTACTCTAAACGGAGCATCGGCTAGTAACTCATATGTTTGTCTCCTTCCTAGCTTAAGTATTTCTTGGATTTCTTTAGGTTCAAGCACCTCGGGATATTCGTTTCTGTTTATCAGCCCCATTTTCAAACCTCCTTATTTTTAACGACAGCTAAGTTTAAATTTAAGGCTAATTTATAAAAAGCCTTCCACCGGATTTTAGAATATGTTTTTTCAGAAATAGGTGGTTGGAGTTTAAAACAATACACATTGTAATCAGTCAGATAGTCCGATTCCTCCTGCATGTATCTTTCTTCGATCAGTGACCTTTCCTTTTTAGGTAATCGGCTGACAGCGCGTTCTAATCGCTCGCAGAAGTTTTTTCTGTATGTCTGTTGATCAGCATTATAAATCGCTATACTTCCTGTCTGATCGCCAATTTGATTAGTGGGACCATGATATCTAACATCTGAGTTTGCAGTTACTGAAGTTTCTCTTTCTTCATATAATAAGTATTTATATAATCTATATTTCTCCAGCGTTTCTTCCAATGCCTTCTGGGTTTCTCTTCTGTCTAATTCCGGTAATTCAAAGCTCATTGTCTTCCCCCATTTTTCAAAGAGGTTACCCAGGCCGAAGCCCAGGTCCAAGCAGATTATTCTAATGAATCATCATCACTTAGGTCTACCTCGGTAAATGGATCATCGTCTTCCTCTTTTGTGTCAGGTTTTAGAGCCTCTCTCTTTTCCTCCTGGTCCATATCATCCAAAGTCATCTGATTTGGAGAAACTTTTGCGGTACCATCTGTATTGATCTTGTATTCAATACCTTCATGTTCGTCTTCCTCATAGAAATCATCTACAGACATTTGTGACGGCTCCATATACAATGTGACGCTTCTTCCAGCGTGTGGGTAAAGCTTGATTACTTTATCATCAGAATCACCTTTAATATTAAATTTGAGTGTAGTTTTCTTTGAATCCTTCTGTACAGAAACAAACTCTGCATTGAAAGTTCCAGCTTCACTCTCATCCACATTTAAAATAACAATAGCTCCGGCTAATCCGACAAGCTCCTGAGTGTTTGGGAGCTCATTACCTTGTACATGGAATTCCAGCACTTCCTTTTTGTCATCCTTTTGCATTTTCTTGAATAATACACTTAATTTAGTGTTTGTCATAAAAACGCTCCTTTATTAGTTTTTTTATTCCAATAACCGCATATACTGTGTTGTAGTATTCACGAATTCATCTTTCTTAGGGACAATTTACTAAGAGGAGATGGATAGTTATGATGAAGATTTTTATTTTAATTTTATTGCCGAAAGACAGTATACTTCTCTCTATAATGGTAGTTAAGAAAATGGTAAATAAACTCATTAGAAGATAACCTATCATGTAAGATCATTTAGGAAATTACTCGTTTCTGATGAATTCGTGGGCTCCTATTCCTCTAAGGAATAGAAGTCCAATAATAAGTAAAATTATTTAAAGTTAGTGATAAGGCTTTTGTCCATACATACTTCAACTTCCCCTTGTTCTCCCTGACCATTAAATATCCAGTTCCATATTGCAAGTTATTTTCATTATCTAAGGTTGGTTGGCTCAATGACTCCTGACTTTACAAATATGTTTCTCCAAGCTCTTTCCAGCCTGTCCATCTTACGTTTTTTAAGGACTTTCTAAGCCGCCTTTTCCTTTTTGTTGTCATACCTTTACCACCATCTTTTTCTTCTGCTTGACAACAGGTTTTAAAATGTTGTTGATGACCTCAGCTTGATAGCTTGGTAGATATCCTGAGTTAATTGAAGACTCTATGCGACTTTCAACCGTCCATAAACTCTTAGCTATTTCAGCAAGGATATAAGCATCAACCACGTTGTCACTTGCATGGGAGAAACCGAAATGTTCTTCAACCGCCTTCATAACGACCTTCTTTTTCTCCGGACCGGTAAGGCGTTTTTTATTACCAACCTCACCCACCCATCCAGTGACATTAACAAACTTTTTAACAGCATTGGGAGCTACTTCATAATATTTGAAGCCTCTTTTAAATAGCGCGTTGCGAATACCCCAATGCAATCCACCAGCGAACATGGCTTTCTGTGTATCAAAGGGAAACCCTTCAATGCAAATAATGTCATCTTTACGAATATGCGCGATAATCTCATCGATCAGTGTAGACATTCTTTTCGGGTCCTTATCTCCTAAGCCAGTGAGTTCCTTTTCTCTAAGAACAATACCATTCTCATCTAGGGCGGTAAAACCTGTCTTACTTGCTGGATCTATCCCTACAAAGCGCATTCTTTTTTTCTCCTTTCTTGCAGTAAACGTACAGCTGCGTAATGATCTCTTAATCTATTATTTTCATCCCTGGCTATTTGATAGAGTTGTTGAATGGTAGCAAGAGTTAAATTCATGACTTTTTTGTCTCCCTTGGCACCTCAGTGAACTTTTGCTTCCAATTAAGGAAAAGTAACTTGAATTCATTCACACCAATATCTCGACCTTTTGCGAAGGTCTGATTGATGATTTTCCCCTGAGAGGTTCTTTCTCCCTCGCTCCAAAGAAACTCAACTACATCTGCATCCTGTTCGATTGAACTCGATTCCTTTAGATCAGCCAGCACGGGTCTTCTTGGTATTCCTCCTTTATCAGATTCCCTAGACATTTGTGACAGCATCATAAAACAACAGTTCAGCTCCATAGCTATTTGTTTAGCCTGGCCTGTGACTCGCCCAATGGCCAAGGTCCGGGTATCACCTTTTGTTTGAGGGATATTCATGATTTGAAGATAATCAACTACAATCATGGCAATCTTTCCATGCTTCCTCATAAACTGCTTGGCAGTAGCCTTGATTTCATCAATGGTTACTCCGGAACTATCCTGCATAAAGATTGGTAGATATTCAAAGTTGTCATAAGCCATATCAACAAGCTTTTGTTCTTTTTGATTCAGCTCTTTCATTTTTATTCTCTGGAAAGGGATACCGGTTTCTGCAGACACCATCCGATCCTTTAAAGAATTCCTTTTCATTTCTTGACTCCAAACAAGCACTACACCTTCTTTTTGCTTGGCAACACCATTTATTCTTTGTAAAGCTAATGCTGTTTTACCAACTGAAGGACGACCTGCACTAATGAAAAGCCATCCTCTCCATAACCCCTGTGCCCACTTGTCATATTCGGCAAATCCAGTCTTAATGAATTCCGCTGGCGTTTTTAGATGCGTGTAGTATTCTTCTCTCGATTCTGAAAAACTAAGCATTTTCGCATTGTCTACAGGCCTTAATTCATTCACCAGCTGCTCAACATATGAAAAGAATTCTTCATCCGATTCGTAATCATTTCTGGACATTCCTTCGATGATTTGAGCTGTATTCTTAATCCTACGTTCCATTGCCTTTGAGCGAATCATTTCAGCATAGTATTTAACATTTGCTGTGGTTGGACAGGATTCTGCAAGCTGAGATAAATACTCGTATCCACCGATGTTATCAAGGTTTCCAAACCTGACATATGATTCAGTAACTGTGACAATATCTACCGGCTTCCCTCGTTTTTCTAAAAACCTCATAACTTTATAGATTTCTCTGTTTCTCCCTGTAAGAAAATCACGATCTTCCAGAAAGACTATATCATCTAAGATATTGGAGTCTAAAAAGACTGCACCTAAAACAGATTGTTCAGCAGATATATTAGTTCCAGTTGAAATCATCTGGATCATTCCCCTCTGCAATCCACTTCTGGAATTCAATATC